TTCACCGCGTTCGACGAGCTGGTTGAAAAGAACTCCAGCAAGGACTTCATGGCCAGCGGTGTGCCGAAACCGTCTGCGGTCAAGTCGATCCTGGGGTTCCAGCCTGAAAATGCCGAGATCACCAAGCTGTGGATGTTGTTCCAGGCTCGGAAGTCCGCTGAACAGTGATCAACGCTGCCGAACTGGTCGCCGCGTGGCGCGCCGACGTCTGTGACGACGCCGTCGACTTTGACGGCAACCCTCAGTACCTGTGGAGCGACACCGAGGCATATCGCTATGCCGACGCGGCCTATCGGCAGTTCGTTCGCCTCATCGGCGGAATTCACGATTTCACCACCGACTTGACCAAGGTGAACATCGTTTCCGGGGAAGCGACCGCGCAGGTGAGCAAGCTCATCCTGCGGTTCGATAGCGCGCATCGTTTGTCCGATGGTCGGGAGATCGAGATCACCAACTGGACCGATCGCAATCTCATGCGGCGGGACGATTTCGGATTCACCAACGCCCTCTACAACGACGTCACCCCCGGCGAAGTCCGTTTCATGGTCATTGGCAATCAGAACGGCATCGTCAAGTGGGTGAGTCCTCCGGCGGTTGACGACGTGGTTCAGCTTCAGGTCTATCGGCTTCCGATTGACCACATTGTTGACGGCACGCACGACTTGTCCGAGGTGAACGAGGATCACCACATCCATCTGCTTGATTGGATGAAGCACCTTGCATACCTAAAGCGTGACTCCGAGACCTACAACAAGAAGGCCTCGGATGAGCACGCTGCGCTTTTCATCAACTACTGTTCGGCCGCGAAGGCCGAAGCAGCTCGCTACCGATCGAAGGTGCGAACGATTCAATACGGAGGTCTGTGATGCCAGAAAAAGACCCTACAAACTGGACAATTGCCACGTGGTATCTCGCATCCGGCATGGGATTGGCCGGCGGATTCGTCAACTGGTACGGGAAGGTGAAAGCGGGGCACACCAGAGCTTTCAACATTGCCGAACTGTTCGGTGAAATGCTCATCTCCGGAGTTGTGGGCCTCGGCTCATACATGGCCGGCGACGGCCTTAGCCTTCCGCCAAGCCTCTGTGCCGTCGCCGCGGGTGTTGGCGGTCACATGGGCACTCGTCTTGTGTTCTTGGTGGAACAGATGGCGACGAAGAAGCTCACGAAAGTTGGGGAGTGATCGTGATTGTCGATCCGTTCTGGTGGCTCAAGTATGTGTGCGGCGTCATCGCTTCCGTGCACACTCACCGAATGAAAATTCACAAAGCAAGATTTCGAACACCGCTCCTGAGCGAAAAGATCAAGCCCATTGCCCAGTCCTCGGTGGCAGCTTGACGGGCTTCATCTCCCCGGAAACCGAAGACCACCGCCGACCTGTGGATACTCCTGCCACGTATAGGTCGGCGGATTCATTAAGGACGTGACATGCGCATAACAAGCAGCGACGATAGCGGTCGAGACAAGAAGGTTCTCTCCGCATTTCTCGGCCTGAACAACAAGCTTGATCCGATGCGCGGGCGACCCGCCACACAAGGCGTCGGGGCGAAAACATGGCAGCTTCTACAACAGGCAGACAACGTCAATCTGTCCGACTCCGGCAGTGCGGCCCGGCGCGATGGCTATGAAAACTTCGTCGCGGCAACGAACATCACAGGATCATTCACAACCTTCGACTTCCGTCGCATGTTCATTGTCGATAACGGCACTCTGAAGCAGGTGAATCAGGACGGGACCACGGTCGATCTGGCCGATGGTCTTTCTGGCACATGCTACTGGACCGAGGTGAACGATAGCGTCTACCTGTCATGCTCGGAGAAGGTGGAGATTAAAAACGACGGAGATGTCCGAGCTTGGGGGGTGCCTGTCCCGCAGTCAGGGTCTTTGGCCGAGGTGGATGGTCGACTGGACCCAGGCGTCTATCAAGTGTGCTTCACCCACACCGACGAGGATGGTCGAGAGGGTGGGGCAACGCCCTCGCTTGCAATCAGCATCACTCTCGGTGGCGTTCAGGTGGATGTCCCGACGCTCGGCGGCTACTACACCAACATCTACTTGGCAACGAAAGGCACGCCATTCTACAAGGCCGGAACAGTTCCTTACACCACAACCAGATTCGTGTGCAATTCTCTACCGCAGGGACGCGAATTGACCAACGCATTTCTCGACGAACCGCCTGCGCAAGCGGGGCATGTCGCGTATTTTAAGGGTCGGCTTTATGCAGCACAGTATGTTCCTGAGTCGGACGCCACGGTCATCTGGTGTAGCGAAGCCTTGGGCTTTCACCTGTTCAACCTCAATGACAGCTTTTTCATGGTGCCTGGAAAGGTTGTCCAGATGGCGGGTTCCGATTCAGCTCTAATGCTCTCTACTGACAGACGGACCTTTCTGTATAATCAGGATGGGCTTGATGCAGTGGCTGAATATGGGGCAATTGACGGACAACACGCCGATATTGGCCCAGATGGAAAGCTTTACTGGTGGTCTTCACGCGGCCTTTGTCGTGCAGCGCCGTTTGAAAATCTAACGGAGTCTAACGTAAGCGTCGACCCAGGCGTGAGAGCTGCCGGTGGGGTGATTCAACAACACGGTTATACGCGGTACGTGACTGTCCTTAAACGCGGCGGCGCCGCATTCAACAAGAGGTAAGAACAAATGACGGTAAAACTCTCCACTGGTCTGCGATCCGCCATGCTCAACGGCGGTGTGGGTGGCGGTGTCAAAGGTGCGCTCGATCTCGGAAAGATCAACATCTATTCCGGTCCTCAGCCGCTCACGGCTGATACGGGTGCCACCGGAACGCTGCTGGGCACCGTGACGGTGAATGCCGGTGGTACGGGCCTGACCTTCGACGCCGCAACGGCCGGGACACTGAGCAAGGCTGTGGCCGAGAACTGGAAGTTCAACGGTATTGCCGTTGGTACGGCAGGCTGGTTCCGGTTCTACCCGTCCAGCGGAAACCCCGCAAACGTCTCCACCACCGAGGCTCGAATTGATGGGTCGATCGCAACCTCCGGGGCGGATGTGAGCCTAACCAACATTTCCATCACGATTGGCTCGCCGAATACCATCGACGTGTTCTCCATCACCATTCCGGCTCAATAAAGGATTCAACATGGCACTCAAATCATCCACCGGGCTGAAGAACGCTGTCCTGTCGACCAGCTCGTTCAAGGCGGCGCTCGATGGTGGAAAGATTCGCATCTTCTCCGGTTCTGCGCCGGCTGATGCGGATGCCGCCGAGACGGGAACCCTGCTGTGCGAGGTGTCCCTCAACGGAACGGCCACCGGCCTCACTTTCGCCGCAGCCGCGAGCGGCACCATCAGCAAGACGGGGTCCGAGGTGTGGAGTGGCACCAACGTCGCCGCTGGCACGGCGACGCACTACCGGTTCGTCGCTACTGGTGACACCGGCGCACTGAGCACCACCCAGGCGCGTTTGCAGGGAACGGTTGGACTCATCGGAGCGGACCTCAACATCTCGAACGTCAATCTGACGTCGGGTGCGCCGCAAACCGTCGACTACTTCACCGCGACTTTGCTGTGATTGACATCCACGTCCTGACGTACTCGGGCACTCAGCCTGAATGGCTTGAACGGTGCCTGGAGTCCCTCGAAGGTGAGAACTGCACGGTGCGCGTCGTGCCGGGTGTCGAGGGAAACGTCGGGGCGGGGAGGGCGCAAGCTTACGCGCTCGGTGAGCATGATTTCGTCGGCTACGTGGATAGCGATGACTACGTTTTGCCAGGAGTCATGGGCGCCTGTTTGCGTGCGCTGAAACATCATTCGTCAGTGGTTACGCTGGAGCGGAGATTGTGGGGTGAACGAATTGCAGCGGCGAGAGAAGGTGGGCACCACCTCACAGTGTATCGACGCGAGTTGGTGCTTCCTGTCCTGGCTGAACTGCCGAATCATCCGTACCACTGCGACATGCTGATGGTCAGAAGGATTCAGCCGTATCAGTTGGATTTCGAAGGCTATGTGTGGCGGATGCACTCCGGCCAAGGGCATCGACGGGCGACATTGGCGCAGAAGGCTGAATGGGAGAAAGCATGTCTGTCCTGAGAATTGAAATTACGACAATCACAGAATCCTCGGCTGGAGGTGTCGCCTCATCCGGTGATCTCCCGACGATGGCTTCGATTGTTGCAGCTGGACAGACGCACACACCACTGAAGTCTATGGTTCCGATTTCGTTTTTCATGAAAGACCTATCACATTGGGACGAGGTTGTCATTCATGAGACGGACCCGAATGTCTTTGTTTTGAGTGTCAAGCCGACAGGTTCGAGCACGCCCACAGAATACCCACTGACGATAAATTATACGGACCTCGGAGGGGGTGTGGTCCGCGACGACATCACCATTCCAAGTGAAGCCGATCCGGTTCTTCAAGCGTGTCTGTTCGTCAATTATGAAATGGCCGGAGCTTTCGGTGTCAACTATGGCCCGATTTACACGGTCGAGGGGCCGGGCGGAACGATCTATCAATCTGCCTACGACTTCTTCTCTTCCACAACCAGTTATATTCGTGGCGAGATTGTTGGCAGCCCGAGTGATTTGTTCGATTCCAGCGTTACGGTAAGCAACCCGGCTCCGGACGACTACTTCGGAACCTATACGTCCGCGTTGATGTGGAGCGCAACACCGGATATTTTTTGGACACAACGCGTGCTGTGCGAGG